CTAAGAATAAAACAGATGGAGGTTACACTAAAACAGTCTCAATTAGAACCACACGATTTAATGAGTGCTGAAGATTATTTAGCAAAAGAAGGTGCTTTCCTGCTTCCAGAAGGAGTGGCAATTGTTGATGTACAGAAGGATGGGTTGGTAAGATATTTCAAAGAAGATATGACCCCGTGGATTCCTCCTAAAGTTTCGTTGGAACAGAGGAAAGAATACAGGAACGAAATACAAAGACTATACAAATCAAAAGACTTGGAACCTGCACTTGATAAAGTCAGGGCGCAGATAGATTCATTCTTAGCAACAGGTCAGGAACAGAAAGCATATGATGTTGCACAGGTTGCACTGAAAGATTCATATCAGGTTGATCCGTACAAGAAACTCCGTACAGGTCAGCAGATAATAGATCATTTTCAGGGGACCCAGAAGATTGATGTAAGTAATCAATTTGATGCCGGAAGAGTTTACAAGAAAGACCCCCAAACTCAGGAGTGGGTTGCTCTGGGTGTTGAAGAAGAGAAACTCAGGTTTTCAAGGGAAGATGCTCTTAGAACTGAATTTAATCTGTTAACAAAAGATGCCCGTGTTGCAGGTCTTGCCTTTAAGGGTCTGGTGTCAGGAGTGGGTGCAAATAATGGTGCAGGTGATATTATGATCATCACTTCCTTCCGCAGGATGTTTGAACCAGACTCTGTTGTGAGGGAAGGTGAGTATGCCATCACTGAAGCAGCACAAGGAATCTATAGACAAATGCAAACACTTGCAAAGAAATTTGTTGAAGGTCACCGTCTTCATCCTACTGCCAGGAAGCAATTTCTGGAACTTGGCAAAGAATACATGAGAGGATTGGTTACATATTATAAGGATCAGACAGATAATTACAGGAAAATAGGTAAAAGATACTACCTCAAACCCGATGCAATTTTGGAAAGTATTGGCACACCCCTTTCCAGCTTGGATTTGGAGGCAGGGATTTTAAGTGGAGAATTTGACGATAAACTGTTTAAAGATTCACCTACAGGGCAGCCCATGATTATACCAGGAGAAAAAAATAATACACAAGAGGATGCTAATAATAAACTAGACGGATATGGCTGAAGAAAAAACTAAACCTAAAATGGAGCTTGGACTTTTAACCAGAAAAATTGTCCAAGGTGCTGCAGACGGTATACCGAAAGAACAACTTATTCACTATATTAAGAATAAGGGTGGATACGATAATATGTCCAAGTTTGAGAAAGCACTTGCCACAAAGAGGAAGGAACCAGCCTGGTGGGAAAAGACTCTTGATTTTGTTAATCAGGGAACTATGACTCCAGAACAATGGGGTAATACAGCAGAAGCATTATCAGGTGGTCTGACCATGAACTTTTCCAATTATCTGCAAGCAGGTATTGACATGGCAGCCTCAAGACTGCCGGGGAAAAAGCCTATGACATATGGTCAGTCATTCGCAAATGTTCATAAAAGGAAAGCAGAGTTTTTTGAGGAAAGTCCTGCAACTGCAATGGCGGCAGAAGGTACTGGAGCAGTGTTACCTGGAGTGGGTCTTTACGGGGCAGTGTCAAAAATCCCAGGTCTTGCAGTAAAGGCAGGTCAGGGACTGAAGAATTTTGCCAGGGAAATGGTCACATCTATGTCAACTGCCGGTGGGCAAGCAGCAATAATGGCAGGTAATGAAGGCCGTGACATGAAGACAGCAGCAGGTTATGGAATGATGTGGGGTGGGGCAATGACTCCTGGAGTATGGGGTTTGAGACTTATTGGTAGATTTGGAATGAGAACCTGGAGAAGGTTAAACCAGAAATATAATGACCATATAAGCATTGATGAAAATCTGGCAAATGAGGAAGCAGCAAAGATATGGAAAGATAATTTAAGACGGGACCAGCAGACTCCACAGTCTCAGGAAGAAGCATTACAGCAAAGGGAAGCCCTTGGCACAGCAGATGAAACAATGGGTTTTGAATTAGAAGGACCAAAAGGCAAAGGGGCATTCAGGGCGGCAACAATACAGGGCGATACAACTGCCGTTTATGCTCCCTTAAAACTGGATCAAAGACAATCAACTATCAGGAAAAGAATCACTGGATATTTCAAGGACCTGCTTGGGTTCACCGATGAAGCAACAGGTGGAGCGAATGTTCGTACCTCATTAAATAAGTTAAGTGATGAGTTAATGAATGAAGCAAAAGATGCATCGCAACCTTATTATTTACAGACATATAATTCCCCAAGAATCAAGTCCGGTAAACCTGGTGCAGGATATACTGCCACAGGGGAAGGATACGGGGTTGCTGCTGAAGCACCGGGCTACACTGGTGTGGAACAACCATCAATCCATGATCCGGGTGGACTACTTGCAGACAAGATTCGTGTAATATTATCTGTATTGGATGATTGGGGGAAGGGAAGTTCAAAGACTTTTTACAAGAAAGCAAAGGCACAGGCAAAACTTGAACTGGAAGATTTTTCACCAGAAGTAAAAGCATCTGCCCAGATGGATGACACATTGAACCCTGATGATATATCTTTTGCTACTATAGATTCACTTAAAAAACATCTTGATGAAATAATAAGGACAGAACATCCAAAGTCTCATTTCTATGCGCTGCTGAACAGAAGGAAAAATGAGATGGTAAAAATTGCAGATGATCTACTGCTGGGCCATGAGACTAAGATTTACAACCAGCAAAAATCAGAGAAACAACTGCTTGGACTAGGAGAGACAACAAGTCCAGCCGGAGGACAGGTTACACCGCCTGTTGTTGATACTCCTCCAGTACAGTCTTCGTACCAGAAAGCAAGGAACACCTATTCTTCTGCCTATCGTATGAAAAAGGCAGTTGATGACGGTAGAACATTTCTTGATGATAAAACTGATGCACTGGATAAGATTTATGAGTTGGACCAACTGAATATGACTCCTGGAGAATTGTTAATGTTCCGGGCTTCTGCATTCAACAGTTCAGCAAAAAGACTTGAAATTAAAGTATCCAATCCAAAAGGTGAGGTGGAAGGTTGGCTCGATCCACAGACTGAAATGAAGTTACGATGGAAGGGAATGATTCCTGATGATGAAAATTACAGTCTCTTCAAGGGCAGGATGGATACATTACAGGAAGAAGCATTTAACAATAATTTCTTTAAACCCACAACAGGATCACAAACTGCACAACTGAAAGAAGTTCTTGTACCACCCAATGAGGCAGTGCAGGTTGCAGATGCAATGAACAGGAAAAACTATCCTGGTTTAATTGAAAAGTTAAGTCCTGAAAGTCAGGCACAAACAACATTTACACAAGACCTTATTGGAGATGCCGGACTTGCAAAGGGGCCACAGCAGATTCGTGCATCCAGACAAAAATTTACTACTGATCAGGATAAGTATTTAAGTGACAAGATGAAAAGACGGGCTGGTCTTCTGGCAAGAGGTTCAGGTTTTGGTGCAGGTGGTCTTTCGTTACTGTCACCCCGTGATGGGCCTCAGTGAATACCTTTGACGATAAAAGTTCCGTCATGCACCTCTAATTCATCTGGACATTGTTTTATAGTAACTCTTATTGATCCTTCCTTTGTGGTCTGTGCTTCCCTTGATATTTGAATGTGCCTGAACTGACGGTCATTCTCAAACAGAAAACCTTCAAGGCAATCTATACATACCTTCAATAAATTATCAATATCTGCCAGTGGCCCGGAGCGTTTCGGATAGTGAACTGCAACTGCAAGTGCAAGTGTTCTTGTATCTTTGTCTGATCTTCTGGAACCATCCCTATGTAATCTAGTGTTCCAGATTCTAATTTGTTCGTGGTATGTCAGCAGCAGTAGCTGGACATTCTTCTTGTAGTCCCTTGCCTGTTTAGTTTTTATGATCCTGTTCCTTGCCACCTGCCAGTAATTATTGACAGATGGAGGAAACGGAAGCTCAATTGTTATCATTTAACACATCCTCCAGTTTGTTTTGACATAAAGTATAGCCGGGACCTTTTCCAAAGTCCCTGATGTTCTCTTCCATGAACAGCCTTTCTGCACCACACTGACCGACAATATTATACACAGGAAATTCTCCAGTAACAAGAACATACTTATCGGCAGGATGGGTAATTTTATTCACTGGAACAATCAGGTGACCGTTCCTGTACTTTGTAGTCTTTACATCAATTTTTTCTCCATTACACGAAATGCAGTCATAGTCGGGTGTGGAAAGATTAGTATCCAGATCAGGATACAGGTTCACAAGTTTGCAGTATGCAATCTCTCCACCAAATCCCTCACGGTCTGTCTCTTCCTGTGTTACCTTCCAATGTTCATATTTATCTGCAACTGTCTGTTCCCTGTGCTGATGATATGCGATCCTTTTCTTTGAAACATATTCTGTCAGTCTCTGTTCTGCTTCATTCAGGGTAATTTCATACATAATACATCCATGTATTGAAACGCCCGACACCGTGGTTATTGGTTAAGCCCACTGAAACCCAG